TTTTGTTTTGGTTGCTAAAGCTAGACATACAATATCTTTTTTCCAGTCATTACTGGTCGCTCATCCTTCTTTCTGCGCCCGTAAAATGTCTCAATGTCCTTCTCCATTTTTTCTACCTCGTACCGAAGGCTTGCGGTATTGGCTAGGTTGTTTCTAAAAGCGTATTTGTATGAAGGAAGAAGCACAAGGTACTCGTGGTATAAACCAGCAAACCCCGGCTTCTTGGTGGTGTCTGCGGTGGTAAAGTACGATCCCTCTCGTGATATGTACAACCGAAGCCCCGCAGAAACGCTGTATGAAGGAATTGGATCAAGGAAAATGCCGTTTGCGGTCTTGTCATATTGATACGGAGTCCCCTTTCGTGTTGTGTCGTGTTGTACAAAGGGGGAGTCCTGATCTGATTGCGCGTCTACTAGTGATATTTCTTCATAGGTTGTAGCAGTTGCTGACGGAAGGATTGCAACTCGTTGTATATCGAGAATAAGGTTTGAGCTACCGTCGGTGGTAAAGGAGTAGTCGCGCTGGTTTGCAACAATGTTTGTTGTGATAATTGGGTAGTCGGTATGGTTTGAGTCATCAAATTGCCACGTGCCGTCTGCGGTGAAGATGATGTGGAACGCACGATCTAAAGCAAGATTTACTTCTGCGGTAAACATCGCAAGGAGCGTAGTGTTTCCACTGATTCGCCCATCTCCGTTATCGCCAAAGAGCGTGCGCTCAATGCCCTGAATAATCCCGTCTTTTCCACTTGTATCGCTGTATGCTAGTGACATCGTTTATTTGGTTATGCTCATATCCCCACCCCCGTAAAGGGATGGAGTATAAGCACAAGTTATGCAACGTTTACGTCGAAAACCAGTCCTACGTGTGCTGTTGGTGTAAGGTGACCGATGTCCACTCGAGAGTAGAACGCGGTTCCTGAAAAGAACATGTTTGAGTCTGCTGCTGGGAATTGAATGGTGTGTGCGCGACCATAGGTTCCACGAAGGATACCAAGTCGTTCAATCTTCTTTACTCCCGCAAGAACGTGACCGCTCGTGTGGTCGTTTGAGAAGAAGTGATCGCAACCCATGTATCGAAGTCCCTCGACAGTACCCTCTCGGAGTGCAGTATCTGCGCTCGCAAAACCGTTTGCTTGAACAAACGCTTCAAGGAGTTCAAAGTCTGCTGCTCGCCAAATGAAGCCAACACCGTTTTGGTTCATAAAGGACTGTCCATTTGCTTCTCGGATTTCTCGCTTAACACCACGAATGATGTCATCGATGTTTGAGGCAGAAACGGTAATGTTTCCTGCGCCTCCTCCGATTGACGCATTGTCAAAATCAGTCCATGAAGCGTGTCGTGCAAGAACTGCGCTCTCGATGTATTCATTGAGAAGCGCACCAATGCGGTCAAAGAGTTCTGCTGGCTTTGTCCATGGTGATTGATAGAGGTCTGCGTGGTCTACTACTACACCGAGGTCACGACCTGTTGAGATCGTGAGCGATTCTGCTGTTTCAGCAAAGACCTGAAGCGATGCTCCTGTCCCGCGTGTCACAGTCTGTACGCTTGGTGTTGTAGACATGTATGAAGACGAAATGACACGAGTGTCAGTAATCGTTACGTCACACATTTCCTTCCATGTTTGAGGATGATCCAGGCGATCCTGGAGGACATCCTCGTACATTGTTTCGTACGTAATTGTATTTGCTACCGCCATGTTGGTAATCGGCTATTTATGCCGTGAGTTAAACCGTATAATGGCAGATAGTTTTCCTAGTCGCTGTAGAATTTCTTGCCCCCGTTCCCCGATCCCTTCATAAACGCACGAGCTATTGATCGGCGTGTCTTACTATCGGGAACTTGATCTGGTGTGGGTGGTTGTCCTTTGGCTAACCAATAGTCGGCGGAGTCCTTGGCGGTTGACCCACTCTTGTCTCCCCGAATGTTTGATGTTGCTTCCAGGTTTGCTTTGTTGGTTCGGTGTTTTTCAAGTTTTGATTTGAAATCCTCGTCATCAACAAGTCTGTCCACATCAATTCCCCATTTCTTTGCGGTTGTGAGTGCAAGTTCCACCTCGTCTTCTGCGGTTATTCCCGCCGTTCGGAGATAGGTTTTCACAACAAGGTCGGTACTATCTGCTGCTTTGGTTTGTTGAGGAGTTGTCGTTTTTTCTTCCAACGCTTTCTTGAGGTCTTTAAACTCTCGTTTCAGCGATCCATACGATGACTTCATTCCAACAAGTTCTTCATATTCTGATTTAGAAAGTGAGATCGTGTCGGTTTGTGTCCCTTCTCCTCCGTAGTTTTCAGACGTTACGGTTGTCCCTTGATTTTCTTCAATCATAAGCTTAGTTCTTTGTTATACGATAAGAATAAACGCGCTTCACTTAACCTATACAGTGAGAGGTATAAACTCTGGTAACTACGTCGGGTCGGTACATGTGAGCTTTCCAGCAGTAAGTATTCCACTGTCTGCGATCAGCCAGTTAGTTCCATTGGAATAAACCTCCACATAGTCACCCACGTTTTCACCGTCGGTTACAAAGTTTAGCTGGTCTTCCGCATCACAGTCCACAACAGCTCCGGCAACAATAAGTGTTCCCTCGATGTTATCTCCTTCTGCTGAATCAATAACCACGTTATAGGTATCTACCGCCCCATCAATTACAAATCGGTAGTTCACTCCTTTATTTGCTACTGGTGGGAGCGTTAGTGTTGTCCCTGAAGCTGATATTTCATACACGGAACCACTTTCCTTCGCTCGAATGGTGCTGGTTGCGCCACCTGTTGTTGTTGCAATAGAAATGATCGGGGTTCGTTGCGTGATTGTTCCGTGGAAGTACATATCGTTATAAACATCTGGGCCTGTTACGGCTCCAAGGTTAACGGGGTATTCGCCCCTCTGTACCACGAAACCAGCAAAAACCACAACAATTGCTATTACAACGGCTGCTATTAATGTGTTTTTGTTCATAATTTTGTGCTGTTAATTGTTATTTTCTTTTAATTGCCTTCTTTACCACCTTCTTTGCCTTCGCCACAACGCTCTTTTCTTCCTTTCTTGCTGGTGCGTTGATCTTTTCAGCAAGGGTACTCATTTTGTATTCCTTCAACATATTATCTGTATGTAATTGTATAATTTCCGTTAAACGCAGGGTTCACCCACACCATGATCCCGTTCGCAAACGCCGCATCGAATGTGTACGTTCCTGCTGGCGGGGTCACAGCTCCCTCACCGCCAAACGTAAATTTGGCTGTCAATGATGAGGTTGCCACTGTCGTGCTTGCTGTATCATAGAAGGCAAGCATCGGGCCAACGACCGCCACTGGGCTTGTGCTTGAAATGACAACAGACCCAATTGAGCCGTATAGTTTCTTGAGGGATGAGGTTCCAACGTCTGCTGACGTGTACGCTTCTGCCCAATACTCATTACCAACGATAACGCTCGCTTGTGCTTGGTATATGTGGTAGCTCACGAATAGTGCGCCAACCATAAGAACTGCAATAGCGAGTGTGACTGCTGAAATGTTTTTGATAAATGTGTTCATGTTTTTTTAATTATACCATATTACAAACCAATTTGCTCAAACGGTTTGCTTTCGGTTGTTTCTTTATCTTTTAATTTTTCTAACTCCCTCCACCCATCACGAAGAAGATCAATTGCAATCCTTGACGCGGCCAAGTTTTGAACATCTCGATCTTTCCCCTGCTTCAGATAGGATTCTAGAAGTACAGAAAACACCGCGTCAGACATGATCTTGTCGTTAAGAAAGCGTTTTATTTTTTCTTGTTGTGTTTGGTTCATGCTTCAACGGGTTGGTTAAGTTGCAACGGTTGTGCGGGTGGCTGTTGCCCCGGTTGCTGTGGTGGCATTTGTTGCATGTCTGGTGGTTGCGTAAGCCCGAGGAAGTCCACCTGATTTAAGCCCGAGAACTCAAGAATATCGTGGAAGGACTTAGCCAATGCTGGAATTTGCATAGCCTGTTGAAAGCCCTGTGGGTTTGTGAAGATAAACTGGAAGATAGAAAGTATTTTATCTGAAAGCA